ACAGGTGCTGTATTAGCAGGTCCTATAACAATCACAGGAACAATTACGAATAATGGTACAATGGTCGTTATCTAATGGCTAATGTAAAAGTAAACACAATATCAAAAGTATCTGGCAACAATGTTGCTATGTCAAACTCTTTAAATTTAAAATCATATAGCACAAGTGCAAGAAATTCTTTAACAAGTGCTGCTGGAGATATAATCTATAATTCTGATGACAACAAAGCACAATTTTATAATGGAAGTGCTTGGAGTGATTTATAATGAGTACACTAGAAACAAACTCAATAGCTAAATACTCTGGTAATAATGTATCTATTGATGATTCACTAAATTTAAAATCTTATTCTACAACTGACAGAGATGCACTAACGAGTGCTGCTGGAGATATAATCTACAATAGTACAACAAATAAAGTACAGTTTTACAATGGTTCAGCTTGGGGAGATTTTGGAGAAAATATAATTGATGTAGATTTTCTTGTAGTAGCAGGTGGTGGTGGTGGTGGTTATGGTGCTGCTGGTTTTACTGCTGGAGGTGGTGGTGGTGCAGGTGGTTATAGAGCATCATACAATAATGAAGCATCTGGAGGTGGAGCGAGTAGTGAAACTGCTGCACAAATTAGAGCCAATGGTACAACTACATACACAGTAACTGTTGGTGCTGCTGGTTCTGGAGGAGATAGTGTTAACTATTATGGTGCTAATAACAAAGGTTCTGATAGTTATTTTTTTACAATACAATCCTTTGGAGGTGGTGGTGGTTCTAGGTATTCTAGTTATGGTCCATCAGATGGTGGTTCTGGTGGTGGTGGAGCTTTATTAGATACATCTTCAAGAGGTTCTGGAACTACAGGTCAAGGTTTTAGAGGAGGTTATGGTTCTTCTAATCATACTTCTGGTGATAGGTCTGGTGGTGGTGGAGGTGGAGCTGGTGCTGTAGGAGCAGCTGGTGCTTCCAATGATGGTGGTGATGGTGGAGCTGGTGTAGCTTCTACAATTACAGGTTCATCAGTTACTTATGCTGGAGGTGGTGGTGGTTCTGGTAATAATGGAACAGGTGGTTCTGGTGGTGGTGGAAATGGTGGAGATAGTTCTGCTGGTGTAGCTGGAACAGTGAACACTGGTGGTGGTGGAGGTGGTTCACACGGCAGTTCAAGTTCTAATTATGATGGTGCATCAGGTGGAAGTGGTGTAGTTATACTTAGATGGGTTACAGCAGATGCAACAATAGGTGCAACTAGAACAGGACTTACAGATGGTGATGTTCAGACAGATGGTTCAGATTCTTACATAATTTTTACAGCAGGTACAGGAAACATTACATTTAGTTAGGATATTATGAGTGAATTAAAAACAAATCAAATAGCAACAAATGATGGCAATAATGTAGCCATAGATAATTCTTTAAATTTAAAATCTTATAGTACAACTGATAGAAATGCTTTAACTTCTGCTGCTGGGGATATGATATACAATAGCACAGACAATAAAGTCCAAATCTATACAGGTTCAGCTTGGGAAGATTTAGGTGGGGTAGATGCCTTTTCAATAGAATATCTTATTCTTGCAGGTGGTGGTGGAGGTAATACAAGTGATGATACTGCACACGGAGCAGGTGGTGCAGGTGGATATTTATGTAATGTAAATGGTGAAAACTCTGGTGGTAATACATCAGCACAACCAGCATTATTTATTCCTAAAAGCACAAATTTACAAGTATCAGTAGGTTCAGGTGGTAGCAGTAATTCTCCTGGTAGTAAAAGTGAATTTACTTCAATTATGTCTATAGGTGGTGGAGAAGGACACGACACACAAAATAGTGCTGGTTCTGCTGGTAGTCCAAATGGTAGAACTTCTGGTGGTCCAACGGCTGCAATAACAAACAATATAGCTGGTCAAGGTTCTGCAAGTGGCGATGGAGTTGCCTTACAGGGAGCTGGTGGTGCTGGTGGAGCAGGTGCTGCAGGTGCAGATGGTACAAATAATCAAGGTGGTGCTGGTGGTGCAGGTTTAGCATCTTCAATAACTGGTTCTAGTGTAACTAGAGGTGGTGGTGGAGGTGGTGGAGGAACTACTGGTGGAGCTGGAGGTTCTGGTGGAGGTGGAGCTGGAGGTTCTGGTAACAACGCTAATGGAACATCTGGAACTGCAAACACTGGAGGTGGTGGTGGTGGTTCTGGTATTCTTACAGGAGGAACACCAGGTTCTGGAGGTTCTGGAGTTGTAATACTTAGATGGGCAACTGCTGATGCTACTATTGGTGGCACTAGAACAGGTTTAACTGATGGTGGCGTTCAAACAAGTGGTTCAAATTCATATATAGTTTTTACAGCAGGAGCAGGTACAATAAGTTTTACTTGATATAATAGGAGAGATATGGCACATTACGCATTTTTAAACGATAACAACATAGTAACAGAAGTAATTACTGGTATTGATGAAGATGTAACAGAGGGATTGCCAGATGGTTTTGCTGACTGGGAAGCTTGGTACGCAGACTTCAGAGGTCAGACTTGTAAAAGAACTTCTTACAACACAAATGCTAACGCACATAGTGGAGAAGCAACTGCTTTTAGAGGTAACTATGCAGGTATAGGATATACATACGATACAGAAAATGATGTATTTTATCCACCTAAACCTTATAGCAAATGGATCTTAGATGAAACTATTTGGTCCTGGAAAGCACCAGTTGATATGCCAAATGATGGTAAAAACTATGTTTGGAATGACAACACAGGAGCTTGGGAAGAAGAATCTGAATAATGTCTAGCGAGATAAAGGTAGATACAATATCAGAAAAGACTTCTACAAATGGTGTTGTTGTAGATGGAGTAACAATAAAAGATGGTGCAATAGCTGGTTCTTTTATTAGTGGTTTATCAACAGGTAAAGTATTACAAGTTGTTCAAGGTACACACGCAACACAAAATTTAATTGCATCAACAAGTTATACTGATTCTGGATTATCTGCAAGTATAACTCCTGCTGCTACAAGTAGTAAAATTCTTGTATTAACTAATCATAACGCAAGATTGTATAGAGGTTCTGATACTTTAATTGGGTATATAAATATTGTAAGAGCATCAACGCAAATTACAGAAAGCCAAATATATATGGGAGTAGGAGCAACAGGTGTGTCTGCAATATTAGCAGGACATACAGCAACTATGATGTTTTTAGATAGTCCATCATCTACAAGTTCTTTAACATATAAAACACAAGCTAAACTTAGTACAACTGCTAATGCTTCTGAAATTAAAATGCAAATTGATAACTTTACAGATACAATTACTTTGATAGAAATAGGTGCATAATGACTATTACAAATGTAGATGCAATAAGAGCTTTAGTACCAGATGCAGAAATGGTTTATTCAGAAGAAGTTGTTACTCAATGGCTTGATGAAAGAACACAGCCTACTGATGAGGAAATAGCAGCAAAAAAAACAGAGTTAGAAACAGAGTATAACAACAATGCCTATCAAAGAAATAGAGCTGCTGAATATCCATCAATAGCAGACCAGCTTGATGAAATATATCACAATGGTATTGATTCCTGGAAAGCTGTAATAAAAACTACGAAAGATAAGTACCCTAAACCTTAATAAAAAATCCTATGATACAATCGTATTATGGATTATCTAGTTGGTTTTATTTTCGGTTACTTTGTTAAAAAATTTTTAGTTTGGTTAGACGTAATATCTACGCCAAAAGTTCCCGATAATTATAAAGAAGAAGATTGGGATTGGATTGTATGAGTAATGGTAATGGATATACAAACAAAGAACTTTTAAACATAATCATAGATACACAAGAAAAAACAAATGAAAGAATAGATTTACTTCACGAAAAAGTAAACAGTAAAATTTCAAGACAAGAACTTAGCGGTTGGTTAGTTGCAGGGTCTGCATTAGTGGTGTTAGTCAACGCATTAATGTAGGGGGTTATATGGAATGCTGCGGACACGGCTGCTGCAAGGGTGGTTAGTAATATCTTTAGTTATGTTACCGCTATCAGCGCTAGCTAATGAAGAAGATAATACAACTACAACAACTACAACAACAACTACTACTATACCTGGAGAAGTAGAAGAGATAGAAACATTTGATGGACCAGAAGAAACAACTACAACAACAACTGTCCCAGAAGATAACACTACTACCACTACTACTACTACTACGACTACAATCCCAGAATGGGAACAGTCAACAGATATAGAACTTCCCGAAGATACTTTAAATAGTCAAGGTAATGAAGTAGAGAATAACATACAGATAGATGACCAACATAGTAATGGTAATTGGTCTTGTTGTGGAATGACAGATTTTCACATGAACTTACATTATCAACAACATGGTAATGACAGTAATGACTACACGTTTACATTACCCGATACAACAACAATAGATGAAGAAGTATTGGACATTGAAATATACGAAGTAGGTTTTAGAATCGGTGCATTAAATAATGATGGCACAGTTACTTACACACATACAGATGAAACTACACAAGAAAATGTTTTAGAAGGACAAAGCAACAGCAACATACAAACTATGTTTGAAGATGTTGTTTATAATATTTACGATACTTTAGATACATTCATAGATAGTTTTACAATAACAATAAATGATTGGTCGTTACTAGATGATATATCTTTTAAGTACATACAGCCAACAACAACTACTACAACATTACCTCCACCTCCTGAACCAGAGCCTGAACCAGAGCCTTACATACCTCCACCTCCACCAGAACCAGAAACATTTGTTGTTATATTAGATAGTGGAGAAGAGGCAGAGTATGAACAACACGAGATAGATGATGGTACAGTAGAAAGAGATAATGAACGCCAAAAGAACTTAGAAATTTATGGTGTAGAACTAACTGATGAACAGATAGAACGAGGAGATTTAGAACAATATGACATTGAAATTATTGAAGAAGAGGATATGGGAGAAATCGGAGAAGAGTTTTTTGATGATGATATTGTACTTGATTATGTGGAAGTTGAACTTACAGATGAAGAGATTGAAGAGCTTGAACGTGAGATGGAAAGAGATGTTAAGAAACTTGAATACGAAGAAGAGATTGAGATATTTATATTTGAAGATGAAGAAGAACTTGAAGAGTTTATTGATACAATTATTGAAGTAGAGGAATTTTTAGAAGAGTTTGAAGAAGTAGAGATTATAATTATAGAAGATATAAAAGACCTAGATATTGATATAGATGACTGGAACACAGAGTTTGAAGAAATAGAAGATGAGGAAATAATAGAAGATGAGCTGGACAAAGAGATACCTAGAGATGACAAAGATAGAGAAGATGAACTTCAAGATGAAGAGATTTTTGTTGAGCCAATACCAGAAGATGTCAAAGAAGAAGTAGCAGAACTAGAAGAAGTCATAGAAGAAATAGTAGTAATAGAGTTAGAGGAAGATTTAACAGATGAAGAAGTTACAGAGGCCATTGAAGTATATGTGCAAGAACTCGCACCAGAAGAAGTTGTAGAAGTATTAGAAGAGGTTAACGACATAGGTGTACAGAACTTAGAACAAGCTACAGAAGAGGTACAAGAAGTTGTACAAGCTGTTGTTGAGGAGGCTATTAATGATATTGAAATACTTACTGAAGAACAAGTTGAAGTTGTCGCTGAAGTATTACAGGTACAGACTGAAGATGTTGAAATTATTGCAGAGGCAATACAAGAGGATAAAGTTGTTGCAGTAGCTGTTGAAGAGTACGTTGAGAGAGCTGTAGAGAATGCAGATGTAGAGAACTACACATTAGCTGACGTTGTTACAGAGGTACAGTTTGAAACATTCTTAGACAATCCAATAGAAACTTTTGTAGATGTAGATTTTTCTGAAATAACTATAGGAAACATAGGAGATGATATGACAAATGACCAGAAAGAAAAAGCACAAGAGGTAGTAGTTCCTGTAATCTTGACTAGAATAGCAAGTATGGCTGCGTTTATGTTTAGGAAACAAATATGATAAATAAATTATGGTCCTGGTTAGTAGAGGCTATCAAAGAAACACTTAACCTTAGCTGGACTTTAGTAGGTTTAGTTATTGCTACACTAACTTTGACTGGTAGTGCGCAGCAAGTCACAGGATTAGCAACATTAATTACATTGGGTATATGGTTATTAACTATTGGTTTTAGGAAATAATGTGGTTTGATGATGTTATACTTGATGACATTGATGATGAGATAGATAATCATTGTCGTACTTTTAAAGCAGACAATGGATATACAAATGTAACTATTTGCAATTGTAAATATCCAAGTAGGTAGGAGGTAAAATGAAACTACAAGTAGTCAGAACCCAGTTCGGGATAGATGCAACTAATGGATTACTATTTATTAATGGTATCTTTGAATGTTATACACTAGAGGACCAATATCAAACAGGCCCTAAAAAATACGGAGAAACTTGCATACCAAAAGGGACGTATGAAATAAAGTTTAGGAAAGAAGGTGGATTTCATTCAAGATATTCTGCACGTTATGGAAATGACCACTACGGTATGCTCCATTTACAGTCTGTCCCAGAGTTCACCTACGTGCTTATCCATAGTCTTAATAATGATGACCAAACCATGGGCTGTTTAGGTGTAGGAAATACTCAACAAGATTTAGATGTAAATAAAGATGGGCTAATTACACAAAGTCGTGATGCGTACTCAAAAATGTATGAAAAAGTTGCTAAAGAACTATTACAAAATAATAAAGTAACAATAGAGTACATGGACATAGAGTTAGAACCACAAGTAAAAGAAGAAGGGCCAGATGTATATGAGAAGTTACAAGAGATAAGCGGTGAAATCAAAGTATTAAATGCTAAACTTGATGGTAAGAATATAACATAATGTTTAATAGAAATAAACGAGCAAGAAACCAGGATGGTACATTCAAGAAGGATGTATGGTGGACACCTTGGTCCGATTCATGGGAGTATAAAATGAGTGATGACTTAAAAGATATGCTGACAAAAACCCTGTGGACTTTTATTGAGGCAGCAATTGGTGCCTTAGTTGTTAGTCCATTGATTGGTGTTGACATAAATGCTTTACAAGCAGCTGCAATTGCAGGTGGTGGAGCAGCATTAGTCGTAGTCAAAGAGTACGCAAAGAAACAAATATCAAAATAAATTGTCAAAAAATATACCAGACGAGTGGGGTAATAATTTCTACAAGTCTGGATGGCAACCAGGGCTAGAACTAAATGAGGCTACGGGCCTCGGAGAAATTACACACGTTGGAACGGACCCAAACTACCGTAATAAGTTTGATGACATCCTTCGTGGCTGGGGTTTTAACCCAGAGCTTTATGAAATTGTAGATACAGTTAAGGCATCGTCCTGGAATACACAATTGAAAGGCGGAACTGTTGAAACATTCTATGCTTTTAAAGGTGTTGTTAAAAAGAAAAGACCTGGACAAGATAAATACTTCCAGGCATTGTTCAAACAAGCTAGTCGTAAGCCACCTCTTAAACTAAAAACACATGGTGGAGATACAGCATTCTTATGGTTCATGGCTGATTGGCAGCTTGGTAAAAAAGATTTCGGTGTTGAGAACACTATCAAAAGATATGACCTGGCATTACAAGATGGTGTAAACAGAATCAAAGAGCTGCGCAAGTCTGGTGTCCAGGTAGATGAAATATACATGATAGGATTAGGTGACCTTACCGAAGGCTGCAGTCCTACCTTCTACGAATCATTACCGCATAATATAAGTTTGTCATTGATTGAGCAATACGCACTTGCTAGGTCCATGATGATGAAAACAGTAGAAACATTTTTACCACATGCAGATAAATTAATTTTGGCTGGATGTCCTGGAAATCATGGAGAAGTTTCTCGCACAAGTAAAGGCCAGGTATCTACAAGCAGACTAGATAATTCAGATACAATGCACATTCAGATATGTGATGAGATTATGAAAGCTAATAAAGAACGATATAAAAAAGTAAAGGTCATAGTGCCAGATGGATTTCATCAAGTAATGAAAATTAAATCTATAAGTTGTGCTTGGCTCCATGGCCACATGAGTGCTGGTTCGGGGAATGCAGAGGCAAAGATTGAGAATTGGTGGAAGGGTCAAATGTATGGACAACTAGATACTAAAGATGTTTCAATACTTATCTCTGGTCATTATCATCACTTCCGTGCTAAACAACAGGGAGATAGAACCTGGTTTCAAAGTCCTAGTTTAGATAAGAGTATAGATTTTACAGAGAGAACTGGTAACTGGTCCCATCCTGGTGTACTTACATTTACAGTAAATAAAAAAGGATGGGATAATCTAAAGATTCTTTAGTTACTCTTCTTCTTTTTCTTCTTCTTTTTTAGTTTCTTTATCCTCCAAGAAGATTGGATTAACTGGAACAATAGCTTTTAATTCTTGTTTGCCGTTGCTTGGACCAGTGTTATGTTTAATTATTACAGATTGAAACAAACCTCTAAGTTCTAGTTCTGCTAAAAGTGTTACAACATCTGCATCTTTGACTGACAAATCACTCATTAGAACGGTGCCTCCTTAAATTCTTTAAGAGAATACATAGCTACATTACCTTTGTGTCCATGATTCCAGAACGGATGTTCCTTACAGTATGCAGATTCAATACGATGGCCCATGTTTTTTAAGTCATGTATTCTTTGTGCATAATCTTTTATAAACAACTGTAGAAAATGTGTGCCACAAACATAATCAAATCTACGTTCTCTTAATTTTTCTAATACTCTATGGTTATCGGTACCTTCCTTTGGTTCCTTAGCCTCTGTGAATAACATACCCTGCAACATTACTGATTACCGTCTTGTAATTTCCAAGGTGAATCATTCCTGTTTATCCAATCAAAAATATTACCTTTAGTAATTGTTCCGTCATTCAATGCCTTCTTTGCTTTTTCGTAAAGCTCAACATCATCATCGGCTGCCCTGTTTAATACCTCATTGAAAGGTTTTAACTGTGCATCGCTAGGTGGTTCTTGTTCCCAAGCACCTGGTGCTGGTCGTTCTCCCACTTCTTCCTCCTTTATTTCTTGTACGTCATCAAGATTCTCAATGATTTTATTTACAATAGGCTCATTGTTTTTTCTCTCTTCAAACGTATCTTTATTCTTGTCAACATATTCATCAACAAAATCTAAAAATATTCTTATGTCAGCATCATCCCATAATTCAATAGAATCTTTATTTGTTTTAATTTTGGTCCTGTTAAAACAATCTTTATAACATCTCATGGCAAAGTTCTTATCTTCTTTGCAACTGACAAAGACCATCTCTTTTAATTGTAGTTCAGAGATTCTCGGACTAGAAGGGGATGTCCCAGTCTTTGGTTCCTGTAACTTTTTTACAGGGGTAGAACTGCCCTCCGAATAATGTTCTTCTTCCGTTACATCTCCAGTCCATAACTCTAGTCCTAGACCTATTCTCATGCAGCATCTCTTTATACCATCTGATACTGCTAACTTTAGGATTTCTGATTCAGTTATGTTCCTTGCAATTGCATTTACATCAACGTCACCAACTTCAACAATAGTTTGGTCTGCATCTTTTAAATACAGTGTGCATCTTGCACCAACAATTGAGTTATCTTTATCCCTTATGATGTCATAAGAAAAATCATAACCTCCAGGTATCACATCAACTAAACGTTGTGTATATAAATGGTGTGGTACGTACTTGCCAAACTTTCCTTTTGGTGCAGGCTTTACTATATCTGCTGGAAAGTTTTTAATTAATTTTTTCCTAGTTTCCTGGTTCATATCTTCCTTCCTCTACTTGTTTTACAATTGTATATATATGTTTACGTGATACGTCTGCAGCTGCAGCTATCTCATGTATTCTCATCTTCGTACTCTCACGAGATTTGAACAGCTTTACAATCATAAGATTTCTAGCTTTGATTTTATTCTTGATGTCTTTTGAATTAGATTTTAATTCTTCCAACAACAAATCTTCATAGCTTGCTATTTGTTTCGCCATCTTCCTCTTCCTCTCTTTTTAATTTCTAATACTATATCCTCAACAGAATCTGTTGAATGCTTTATACCTAAGTCTTTTAGTAAAGCATTTATATTGTCGTCATCTAATGGAACAGACACTCTGTTGATTCCTTCCGTTATTTATTTATAAATAAATGGGTTGATTTGTTGGTACGTTTACTGATGGTTGACCGAACAAGGTACATAAATGATTAACACAAACGTGCCTGGCATTTATCACCACGGTATGTTGGCCACACATCATACAAATGCTTGACAAACGTTACCTCCTTATACAATTCTTAGTAACTATTGTACACTACTTGTCCCATTTTTTCATCTGTTTCTTGGCAAATCGGTAGCCCTTCCATGTAAGGAACTGATAGTAAGCCACCACTAGAGTGAACCCTACACCTACTGCTAACATGGTCAACAATATAAAGCCCTGTACACTGCACATAACTACACCTCCTCTCTATCTTTTACTGTTACTCTTCTGACAGTTGTCTTGCCCTCTTCAAAAGCCTTGATATGTATTTGGGCCTCTGCATGGGTGTAACCCTGGCTCAAACAGAACCAAAGCTGTTGTATAATTTCTGTATCTGTCATTGTTCTTTACCCTTCTTAATTAGTCTTTGATGCCTGGCATATACTCTCTTGAATCTTCTCTTGGTTTGATACTCTCCAATGATTCTCCCTGCAAGATATGCAACAACAACTGCTATTAGCTCAATCATTAGTGACCCCATCCTGGTGCTGTTTCGTGAAGTGGTTTACCATTCCAAGGCAAAGCACAACTAAAACTACGTGTTGCAAGATACCCGTCTTGTGGAACCTTGGTTATCTCTTTTGAAATAACTGCGTCTGGAACTGGTTCTACCAACAATGCGCTTGTATAGTTAGCAACTGTTTTGCTACCAATCTTGACTACCTTGATAGATGCTTTGAGTTTTTTTGTAACTTTGTAAAACTCATTTTGTGTTTGGTCATAACCCCAACTATCAACAAAGATATCTCCAATTTGTATTGAATCAAAGAACTCTAGCTTTTCTTTTTTCTTTTGTTCTTTGCTCTCTATCTTTAGTCTTGCTCTATCTTCTAGCTTGCAGAAGTAATCCGAAATGTATTTATCCATTTGTTTCTTATCTCGGAATCTGTAGTACCAATCGTATTTACTTCTCTTACCACTCCAGGCAACAGCGATTAGTTTATCTTCGTTCTTTAATACTAAGACGTCATCATCTGGAATCTTAGTAAGTGTTTGTTCAGCTTTTGTGAACTCTGGGTTGTCTATGTGTTCTTGTTTCCAAGAATCATAGAACTCTTTGTTACTCATTGTTTTCCTTCCTTCTCTTTTATTATACATACCTTGTGTATCAAGGTAACACTTTTATAAACTTTTTTATACAAGACCCGAACCTCCATTACAGTATTGACTGCTGCCGTGTGAACCAAAGCACTCTTCATGTGGCTGTTCGTAAATCAAGTAATGTAAATCTAGTGCTGTCAATGGCTGCTCGTTTGATGGGAATGGCATGTTCTCTATCTCTGCTTTTGCCTCGTGTAATGCTGGCAGTCCAATGTCCCTACAATCTTTTGATACATACATGAATGCTGGTGTCATAACTCCGTTTGCATCTGAATCAAATCTGCTGTATGAATCTCTATGCAGTGTCATTTAGATGCAGCCTCACTCATTTTTTCTAGCTCTTCCCAATGCGGCTCAAAGTTTGGCCAGTAATAATTTTTTATGTAATCTGCCTGGCTCTTGAATCCTGGGAATCTTTGTTGAAACTCCTCATCGGATAACATCCATTGTTCTTTTGCTAATTCAAAAGGCTCGTGTGTCTGGTCCTTGAATGTCCATTGATTAAGTTCCTTGATTGTATATTCTTTGTAAACATACTTACCTTCTGTAAGCACGTGTGTTTTCTCTACGTACTCATCAAAGTCCATACCGTCAACAACACCATCAACAGAACCATCAATTTGTTTTGCGCTGATGCTGTCATCAAAGACTTTGTTTGTCTTTGTGTTTCTTAGAAAAGCATGGCCACCATAATGTTTACCACCTTTGAAAATATCTCTAAGCGCATGGACCACGACCCAATCTTTTTCTTGTGGGTACTTGTCATGGATTGCATTCCAGGCTGCTGGATAACAGTTACCTGCACCCATTATATTGTATCCTCTATTGGTTGTTCTGACATCATTTTGTAAATAACACCTTTGTATGATTCAGCTGTCTTGTAAGCATCCTCATAAGTTGTTGGTGCTGTAACTTTTATCTCTCCAGAATTATTCCAGAAAACAACTCTGTAAATATGTTTATTAAATGTTCTCTCACCCATTTGTTTTGTTATCATTCTTTACCTTCCTTCCAAATTACAATTTCTGGCAAACTTGGTGATGATATTGCCACTAGCTTGTCTATCTGATTCTTTGCACCAACATAATCTCCAGTTTCTAAGAGATAGTTGATTTGTCTTTTTAGTCTTGCTATTACTTGATTCATTCTTTACCTTCCATTTCTATATCAAATATCAACTCTGACTTTACTGCAGTTAGTTCAGCGAATGTTTCATACTTCAATAAATCTAACCCACCATCTAAATCTAAAACTTTAGAAATAGATTCAATCATTAGTTTTTTTTCTTTTGTCATTCTTTACCTTCCTTAACTATCACATAACCATTGTACACATTTGTGTAACTTATGTAGTCATTTTTATATTTATTTTTTTTCATGCTGCTATTTCTAATTCTTGAATCTTCTCTACTTGTAAATAGAAATCCAACT